TATATGTTGCCGTTTCTCTTTTCTCTAGTGCTGCGGCAACTCTTGGATCTTCTTTTGTTAAACCGACATTCCAAACGTTTCCAGTTTCATTAGATGTAAACGGCTTCCAAGTGCCTTCTTGAAGCATTTTTCTTCTTGTAGATAGGGAGTTTGTTTTTGACTTTTCTGTATTAAAGTTATTACTAACTCTAGAAGCGTGTCCCAGAACATATTTTGAAAAACCACGTGTAATATCTAAAAATTTAACCGCAGAACTACATCCACAACCACATTTGGGCTCAATTCCATCTAAATAATGATGCACATACAAATCTTTTACCGGTTTTTTATGAACGTTTCGGTAATGTATCGATAGACTATTAATTTTTTCAAAAGACTTTGGACACAATGGACATAAAAACATAATAGGCTCCTTATCTCTAAAGAGCCTACTGTATGATTTGATAAATGTATAAGATTAACTTTAAAATTGAAGAACGCAGTTATCGAAGCGAATAGAAAGCTGAATATCTGCTGGGTCGTTACCATCATAAGCCATTTCACCGAAATTGGCAGATTTACACCAAGCACCTTTTACGTCCCAGAGTTGCACTACCGTTCCGACTGGATCAAGCATTTTGATTTGAAGATCACGCTTGTAGAAATCGGCATAACCAGCACGACCAGAAACGGACTCGAAACACGTGCGGATCCATTCCATTACTTGTTGAGCACCAGATGGAGCAATAGGATCATAAAGTGTTACGCTTAGTTCGCCCCATGTTCCTTTACCGGCGATATAACGTGTGCTATTAATCCATGGAAGTGTGACTTCTTCAAATGTCATTTGTGGACGTGCAGCAGACTTGATTAAGAATGCATCTACTCCTTCAATAGCAAATACGAACCGTCTTTTAATAAGTGGTTCAAACTTTGTTGGTAACATATCTGTTACTGATAGTGTTTCGGCCATAATCTTTTACCCTTTTTCTTAATAATAAATATATTTGAAATCTGATTTTCTTAAACTTCAGCTACGTTTTCTGTCTTCGCCAACTTGTTTGTCAGTTAATCCATGGCGCAACATCGCAAGATCACTTGCTTCAATCTCACCATCATCGTCTAAATCAAGCTTATCTTGGTCGCCATGAAGTTCTTCTTCCAACCAGGCTTCTAATAAAGCTTCTGCACGACGATGAAAGCGTTCTGCTACCACAGCAGCGCCAGATGGTGAAGGAGATCCTCCGGGACCACTTGGCATCGCTAGAGCTACCTGAGTTCCGGTTACAGAGCCACCATCAGCAGGAGAAGATGTATCGCCTTCTTCAAGAACGTCTTCTTGTCCTGGACCGAGAATAACAACTTTAGCTACCGGCTCATCATGATGAGTTCTCATGCTTGGTCCTTCAACTTCCCAAGAACCACATTCTTCCATTTCATATCCGCATTCTTTCAAATCACGAACATGTTCTTCTGTAAGAATACCATGATTTGTATATATCATTCTTATTTTGTTCTCTGGTAGAAAATCCCGATCACTTAATGACTTTTCACCATGACGAGATGGTTTTGGATTAGAAAATCCTTGTTCTACTTTAGCGCCTTGTCTGCGACGGTCTTCGAGTTCTTCTGGTGAGATACCTTTTAAAAGATCACGACTATGTGGATGATTTAATGGATTATTTGTATTTTCTGGATCATCTGGATCCATGAATATACTTTCTTCTACAGTTTCACGAATTAAACGTTTAAGTTGTTCTAATGTAATTTTCATTTTATATGCCTATTAGATAATATATCAACCTTGACCGAAGTTGCTTGGGTTGTTGATTACGAAGTCTACAGACAAGAACTCGAGGGTGCGTGTTGGTTGTAAGTAAATCTTACCACGGATCGTCTTGTTCTCAAAGTCTGCTTCAGTTGTTGTAGATGTATCGATACGAACAAGGAAACGATCAACACCACGTTGATTTTGAACTCTTTGTAGGATTGGGTTAACCAACTGTGAGAAACGTGCGAGCGTCTCTGGTAGAGTTTGTTCGAAGAGAATTCTGTTCGAAACTTGACGAACTTGTCTACGGATGGAGAGAAGTAGACGACGAACGTTTACACGATCAAGAGCTGATTGTTGTGCATACATTGTCTTCTGACCCCAGATTACCAATCCTTCAGAACCTGCAAAGGATACGATTGGATTGATATCAACTTCATAGAGATCATCCATGTTTGTTCTGGATAGTTGTAGAGTTGAACGCTCCGTTGTCGATAGAGCGCCTCTTGCAAAGCCTGCTGGAGCAAACCATGGGAATGCTACCGAGTCATTATAAGAGTAAGCTCCAAGAGCAACAACGGAAGATGGAACTTCACGAAGAGTATTTGAGATGTTATCTTGCATTATTACATCTGGGAAGTAACAAGCTCCGAAAGAGCTGTTAATGCCACGGTCACGGAAATTAAGAGCGGTATATCTAACAGATTCAACTTGATTGCTACTTGTAATGAGCAAGTTAACAGTATCATATTTCTCTATATCCATGATATAGATAGCATCAAATCTACCTTCAGCAATTTGAAGAGCTCTATCTGTTATTACTGGATTGCGAATACCTGGAACAGTAAATACTTGAACATCAACTTCAGTTGCGTCTGCTATTAAATCAAGTGCAGTATTGTATGCTATTACAGTTGGTCCTAGTTGAAGAAGTCTTGAAGTAAAATCAAGTTCTTCGTTAACTGCTTTGTTTGTCAAATAACGTTCATCATAGTTGAAGATATTAACACCATCAAATCCGCCTTGGATGAAAAGATTGAACTTGGCAAGTTGTCGTGTTGATGGGTCAGAAAGATCTGCTACTGTCAATCCTCTTGTTGTAGCAGTTGGAGTTATCGCTCCATTTCTTACGTAGCTCCAATCTACTACTTGCGTAGTATCAGCCAATCCAGTCGTTGAGTTTATTACGATCTCAACATTCTCAAGGGAGAAACCGTTATTATTGAAACGGTCAGCATCAAGAATGCCGTTTGCTGCCGTATCAAGAACGCCTTCATTGTCCATGACTACGAAGTTAACGCTGTCTTGTTGGAAATCTGGGAAGTAAGCGGCAAAGCTTTCAATGCTGGTTTCACGAATTGTGCTTGCATTTGGTTGAAGAGCGTTGATTTTACGTTCAAATTGAACGCCCCAATATAGTCCCTTGTCTGCTACAGTATTTGGAGCTTCGCCTCTAACTAAGTTCTCACGGAATGGAACTGGCATTTGAACAGTTTTTTGGAATGGATTTGCTACAGTATATCCTGTTGGACCAACTGAACTAAATCCTGCCAATGGAGCAGAACCAGACGTTACTAAGTGGGCTGGACCACGGAAACCAACTGGAAGAGCTGTGGCATCTACATCAGAGGCATCAACTGCATCAGCTACTTCTACACGTATATATTTTGAGTTATTTGTGTAGTTTCCGAGAGTAACAAGTCTTGCATCGCCTTCATTGGCATCAAAGTTATAGAAAGTATTATAATCGCCTATTACACGAGCGATATAATTTGGAGAAGTTGCATCAAGAGATAGTCCTCTGTATGCTTCAAGGACAACTTTCTTTTTATCGCTATCTGCAAAATCTCTTACAAGAAGATCAAATGTTCCATAAAGATTTACATCAGAAAGACTTGGAGCAATGTTCTCTATAGAGATTTTAACCTTGTTATTAGCGTAAATGCCATCATCAAGTGAGTGAATACGGAATAGGTTAACCGGCTTACCGCCAAACTTTTGAGAAATAATCCATGGGCTCTTTGGAGCACGATAACGATCTTCGAAGTTTTCGTAGTTAGGAGCAGTTGTTGTTCCTGTGTTTCTTGCTTGAGAACCTGTAATAAGGAATGCAACGTTTTCATATCCAGCCGTTCTAAGAGCAAGGACTTCTGTTGAACCGCTGATAACGTTAGCTCCAGTTACAACGGCATATGATGGATGAATAACCCAATCCGTTTGCAACAAATATCCAGCTTGTTCAAGCTTTAGTGGATCTCTATTCATGATATTGCCAAAGTAATTTGGGGCATCAATATCAAAAGAAGCGGTTATAACATTTGGATACATTGGATCCGTATTGGTTTGACCGGCGACGAACATGACGAATTCTTCAAGAGAGTTTTGAAGATTTACAGAGCCAGTTACGTGACCGGCTGGAGCAACGCCACCACCAAAAGAAGACGATAGTAGTAGTTGGGTTCCAGAGGCAGCAAACAAAACACCACGAACAACAGGAACACCAGCGGCAGACAATCCTGCATCTGTTAATACAGAAGAGCTTACTACAACATTTCCTCCAGTTACTTCGTATTGGCTCATGAATGCGCCAAGGAAATAAGTTCTACCGAGGTTGTTGCCAGCAGTAGCATAAGGATTATTGCCAAGAGCGCCAGCGCCTTCTGGAAGTTGTTCGCCAACTACGTAGCCGCCGCCAGCAACTCTTCCACGAGGAGAATTGACCTGGCGAGCGCCGCCGGAACCGGCACCAAGAACACGAATGAATGTTGCTGCCTGAGCACTTCTTAACCATTCCGAAACGGCTAATGGACCAACATATACGTTGTTAGTCGTTTCTCCGAATGTAGCTATAAAATCATTTGTAGTGGCCAAGGTTACAGGAACGAAAGCTGGACCAGCGATTGCCGTGCCGATTATACCTGCTGGTATACCGGATGGTTGTATTGCTGTTGGTCCTGTTAGATCGATTGTTCTGGCTGAAACACCGGCTGATTTGAATGATATCTGTGTCATTGTTGTTGTGCCTTTTCTATATTAAACTCTCTTGTATTAACTATTATTATCAGCCGAATTGAACGCCTGCTCTGGTGATAATAAAGTCAACTGCGATAAACTCGACTGCCTTAACTGGTAGTAAGTAAATCTTAGCATTCATTCTATTATTCTCACGATCAAGTTCTGTGTTGTTAGTTGCATCACATACAACCTTGAACTGTCTCAAACCACCTCTGGATTGGACTAATGCCAATACTGGAGAAACCTTGGAAACAAAGTCTTGATATAGAGCTGGTGTAAGTTGTTCCCAGATAAGTCTGTTGCCAATGTCGATAACTTGACGTTGAACGTCCATAACCATGCGTTGAACGTTGATGCTTTCAAGAGAAGATTTGTCAGCATTAAGCGTCTTTTGAGCAAAGATTACGTAACCTTCATTTGGGAACTTGACGATTGGATTAATTCTTACTTGATAAAGCTTTTCACGTTCGTTTTGATTTACTCTTGTTCTCGTAAGAGATACGAAGTTTAGTGCTGCTCGGTTGAAACCGGCTGGTGCAAACCATGGATAAGCGACCTTGTCATTATAACCGATTGCTGCAACGGAAGCAACAGAGGCTGGAACCGTAATTCTCTTACCACTTGCAGGATCTGTCATAACAACATCTGGGAAATATGCCGCAACGAAATCGTTGTTTATTGCACGGCTATCAAAGTTATCAGCCGTATTTTGAACGTTAATGTAGCTGCCAGTTCCAGTAGTTGTTCCATCAAATATTCTATCTCCGGCAGAGTTGTAGTTTGGAATATCCATTGTATACAATGCCAATCCAAATCCTGCTGCTGCATCGGAAGCATAGTCTGTTACGAACGGCTCACGTTGACCTGGGATTGCCAATATATTAATATTTGAAGCAATTGGGTCAGTAATGATAGTTGTAGCTACTTTATAAGAGTATATTTGATTGTTTGCAAATCCGGCGCCGTTTTGATTGAAATCAAATCCTGGGCTTTCATAGTTCGTATTTGCACCGCCGTAGCCACCAATGCCATTTTCTGTTGAAGTGGAACGATCATCAAAGCGTTGTGCGTGTTGATCAAGAAGATTTACGCCGTCAAAACCGCCATACATGAATACTGTATATTTGGCAAAGTTATTGAACTTATTAAACTGGATTGGTTGTGTCCCGTTGTGAATAAGACTTGCGAATGTAAGTTGGTTTCCAGAAACACAACTTCCAGTTACCGTATAGTCAGAAGGATCAACTACTCCATTACGAACATATACAGCATTCTTCATTTGAGTTGCAACAGAAGAAGTTAAATATGCAAATGAAGTCGTGCCGAGGGCTACTCTTGCAAGTGTAAACTTATTATCGTTAAAATCATCCGTTGAAGAACCAGTTACAAGAACATCAAGCTTTTCAATGCCTGCAAATCTGGTAAAGGATGGAATTATGTTATTAAGTTCGCCGTTAATGTTTGTGTTAAGAACGTTATTGTTGTTACGTTCAAACTTAACGCCCCAATACAATCTTCCATCTGTGATTTCTTGAGCGCCTGGTAGAGTTACAAGACCACTTCCTGTTACAGCTCCACGAGTTACCTTGAAACGATATGGGATTGGTGGAACTATAGCTCCATTAAGACCAAACGTATTAGCAGAACCGCTTCCTGCAAGACGAATGTCTGTTGCCGTCGAAGAGCTTACATCGGTTAACAATGGGTTGGTGTTTATTAGTTTTGGACCACGGAAGCCAAATGGTAGTGATGTTGCTGGGACCATCTTTTGTTCTACCATTGAATTCATTACTACACGAATGTAGTTGGACATATTTGGATACTTACCAGAACGAATGATGCGACGATCATTTGGATCTTCTACGTCAAAGTTATAATAAGCTTTTGCATCGCCAATAACTTTAGCAATATATTTGTCGCTATCCGGATCAAGAGTAAGATCATTGAATTGTTCAATAACGGCTTGATTATAATCCGTATCTCCAAATTGACGAACCGTTAATGTAAACGATCCATATAGATTTGTTGGATTTGTTGAGGCAATGATATTTTGAATAGAGATTTTAATCTTATCGTTAGAGTAAACGCCATCATCAATAGCTTCAATGTGGAAAAGATCATATTCTGTTGAGCCATATGGTTGAGAAATGAAGCTTGGCGTTTTTGGATTTGTAAAACGTGTATCAAAACGTCCAAAGAGTTCAAGGAATGGAGCAGTATTCAATCCGGAGGTTGCAGAAGTATTTGCTGAACCGGAAGCTATTAATACACCGGATACCGTATTTTGAACAACTGTTGCAACTTCGTCGTCTACTGCGAAATCTGCATAAACATAGTGCTGTTCTTGCTCAAACTTTGCTGGATCTGTATTGAGAA